GATAACGGTTACCCCAGAACGTGCCGCATGCCGTGTGCGCTTTCGACCAGTTGATCTTCTCGATCCAGTCCCGTATCGGCGTGCTGATCGGCTCCGGCTCAACAATCGTCTGCGCCCCGTTCATTATCTGACCGATGCTCATCACGCCAAAACGCGACAAGAAGAAGCAATCACCACCAACTTCAGCCACCGTGCGGCGTGAGACGCAGCCAAATCGGTCGCTGATCTTCTTGATCTCCCAGTTGGCCGCTATCAACAGCGACGGGTCTGTATTGACAATGTAAAGACTACGCTCCTTGAAAACCAGGAGATGGAAATTGTGCCACGAATGGAGTGCGCGAATCGGGTCGCCACTATGTCCACCAATCCGTATCTGGTTTGTGCTGGTGTTCCACGTCGTGCCATCCAGAATATCAGACGCCCACAACCCGTCATTGGGTTGGTTGGGAACCCCAAAGCCAAACAAACGGTTCGTGTGTGATGTCGCGCTTGTGAACGCCAGACCGTGCGCGGTCGGAACCGTGCTGTTGGCGTCGTTCGTGATCATCCGCATCGTGTTGGCCCCGTCACACACAAACATCTTGTCCACTAACTGAACGAAATCCACTTGGTTGGTGGCGTGAACCGTGTTTACCGCCCCAGTCAACTGCGTCCAGCTAGTGCCAGCCACGTCGCAGCGGTACAAGTTGCCACCAGTCGCGCTGACCAGACGCTCCACCGTCTGCGTTGGGTTATCGAAATACGCCAGACCCTGTATGTTTGTTGAATGCGCCGTGGACGGGAACTTGACCGTGCCTTTACGCGTGGCAACCGTCCCGAACGTGTCCACATCCACGTTTTTGCCGTCAGAGAACTGGTTGGAGTTGAGAAGATTCGGACGGACACCACTCACTTGACCGCCAATAAACGAAATCGAGTTGTCGAATATCAGCGGCTCATCAAGCAAGTTGGACGCGTATCGGGGCATTGTCAGTTGAAATCATTGTATCCCCAAGCCGATTCCACATCCGGAACCAACTGCTGCACTCTCGCGCTCTGGTGTTTCTCCATGTCACGCATCAGTTGCAAATGAGCAGCCGCTTCTTGCAGCTTGGCTTGTGCCTTGGCGTACTGCTGTAAATACTCAAGCGCGTCCGCTTCCACAAACGCCACAAGCGTATTGTCGATCCCGCTTAATGTTGGGCTGTCATTGTCGCCAAGCGGCGTCACGTTCAGCTTGCCCAGCACCAACAGCGTCTTTGTCTCGTTTGGCACACGTATTAGCTGTATGCGCGGACGCGTCCCGCTGGCGCTGACACTTTTTGACAGCACAATGAAATCCGTGGGTGTCCCGCTTTCAGCCAGCAACGCCGGATTGATCTGGAACACGCGCTGGTAATCCACCGGAGTGATCTCGCGCTCGTCCCAGTACGCCGACACTGGAAAATCCATGTCGAGAGTTAGCTCAATAACGTCTGATCCGGAACTGACAGTCGTTGAGTAAGTGCCAAGCGACTCCCGCCACAACTCGGCGTTCCAGATCATCTCGTAACGACGATCCACAAACGTCTTGAAAACAGATTGGCTATCGTCGTCCGTGCTGTGGACTTTTTCGCCGACGTAGTTCGCTATGTTCGATTTGGTCACGTTAGTGAGAATGTTGCAGACGATGACGCCGTGGACACTTCTGCGCCGGTGTCGTTGCGGGTGACAGAAACTTTCAACTGTGTTGCTGGCGGCGATGATGGCTGGAAGCCGTTGCCCACCGCAACACCGTACGCCAAAACCGTGGGGTTGCCAGAATCGCTATAGTCTTGCGTGTGATCCAGCCAGATCGGAGCTTTGGCTGTGTTTGCGTAGTTAGTGTACACCCATGAATTGCCGGTGAAAATCAGTCCGGAATTATGAGTTTTAGTCTGCCCCTCGCCGCTATAGCCATATTTGTCCACCGCAGAAGTCGTGCCGGAAAACGGCATGGCAGTCGCTTTCAGTATTAAACCGTCAATCGCCGTGTAGTCGTGGTCAGCGTTTCTCCCAGTCGGATCGGGTACGGCTATCGAGTTGCCAGAGATGCTCACACCCGTGCAGCCGTAAAGCTCAATAGCACGCTGGGTTTGGTGGATGGTGTTCGCGCTGATCACGCAGCATACCGGCTTTCGCAAATAAATCGCGCACTCTCCAACAGCAAATGGAATGTAATCAAAAGACCCGTCCATGTCTTCGCCGCTGTAGTTGTCAATGCGGTTGTCGCAGATTGTGTGAAACAAGCCACCCATGCGGACGCAAAACCGATTGTCCCACATCTGGTTGCCGTCAACTCGACACCCCTTCCCAGACGCAAACATCAACCCAACGTAACACGCTTCAAACGTGCAGTTACTCCAATGCAAGTTTTTTCCATAGCACCGCGCCAGCCCGCTACTCCCATTGTTTAGCATGCAGCCGATCATCCCCTTCGTGGACATGCGCGGCGTTGTCTCGGTTATGTGCGTGTCTTTATCAAACGATCCGTAGCCCTTGAAAATCAAGTCGTTGTAACGGATGTTGTCGTGCTGGAAACCAGGAAGCCATAACCCGATGCCGTTATCCCACGCCAAACTGCTGAACTGAATGCCGCTAATCTCCCCATCGTAGTCATGCACCCGATCCTTGCCAGCGCTTAAACTCTCATCACCGTCTTGCTCCGCTCCGACCGGATTGTACCCCTGCGAGTAGATGTCAATTGTCCCAACATGCGTGTTCGATATGGTTCCAGACTCCACGTAGCCGGTAAGCGTCCCGGCATTAATGGCTGCATCTGCCGTGACCACAAACACACCACTAGCGAAATTGATCCGCGTGTACGGGTAAATGCGCGGGTGACTGGTGGCAACCGTCAGCGTGGCTTGCTGATAGAACTTCTCGTTGTCCACCACGCCGGTCTGGAAATAGCCAGACTCCAAAACATCCAACGCGCCGCCGGTTGCTGTTCCACTAGCACCCAAACTGTTTGTTGACGTGTAGCTGCTGCCGCCTTCAAAGTGCAGTATGCTCGCTGAAATTGAACTGCCCCCGTCATAAACAATCGATGTCGCGCCATCAGCGTAGCCAGCACCGTTGTTCACCGCAAATGATGCGGATGTCGGGCCGGTTGATTGAGTGGATGTGACCGTAGCCACCCCGTTATACAAGCCAAGCGTCAGCGTGGCGTGCGTGTACGGTAAATTGTCACGAACCAGCATGATCGCGTGCATCCCGTAACGGCGCTTTGGCAACTTGTAGTCAACGTGGTCGTTGTAGTATTTCCACTTCTTGTCGTCCAGCACCCGCGCCAATGTGTACGCCGTGCCGCCAATAGTGATTGAGTCGGTGTACCCAGACGTTTTACGGATGCCAGCGTTATCGTACCGATCACCCGTGTAACGGATCGTCGTGTGCTTGCCGCCATCACCTTTGATGGTCACCCGTGGTGGGGCAATTAGTGTTTTGTTGGTCTTGTACCAGCCAGTCGGGAAATACACCGTAACCGAACGCGCCGTACCCGACTTGGTCAACTCCGTGTCGGAGCTACTTTGCGCCAACAACCCGCCAGCAGATGAGTTTTCCGCTTTGCCGTATGTCGCTTTGGTTAGCTGCCAAGCAACATCCAGCGCCTTTTGGCATGCCGCAAAGTCAATGGTGTCGAACAACGACTCCACCCACGGATAATCCGCTTGTATGCCAGCCAAGTTGGTGTACCCGCGAGTGTGCGTGCCACCAGTCAACCATTGCGCCACAACCGTTCCCAGATTGTCGCCCAACGCACCGTATGCCATCACATCGATGACCGGATGATTGGAAGTTGCCAGCTTTGACACCGGCAAGAAACCGTCCGCCACCAAACGATCTTTTGTTTCGCCACTAGCTCCGGCACTGCCGTCTTCCCAGTCGGCATAAAAATCAGACTTCGTCTCGTCAACGCTGTCAGCGCTCAATGCGAAATCAGCCGACACTTCTGACGCCAAATTGGCCCAAGTGACTTTGCGAAGTGCGCTGCTGCTGGATTGCTTGAGC